CCTTGTAGATAATGATGATAATCACTTGATGCCAACTCAGATGTATGATAACATCAATGACTTCATGGCAAAGTTTGAAAAGAGAGAACACGAAAAGAAAGTAAAGCGTAAGCAGACAAAGGAAGGCTTACAAAAATTTTATGAGGAAGAAACCGATGACAAACGAAGTGCCGTTTCAGATTGAACATTTGATCAATAGCCTACTTAACAAAAAAGAAAATATCCACATTCGTGGAAACTATAGACAAAGATTAGTTAACATACAGGAAGCACTTGACAAAGCGATAAAAAAGTACGATAATGAGCTTTATATATCCAACACTCAAGGAAAGAAAAAGCGTGCTTAATGGCTAAAGTTCTAATACTTACCGATACACATTGGGGAGTCAGGAATGATTCCCCAGTTTTCTTAGACTACTTCAAGAAGACGATGGACGAGTTTGTGCTTCCGTTCATTCGTGAGCATAATATCAAGCATGTGATCCACGCTGGTGACCTTGTAGACAGGCGCAAGTATATTAATGTGAACACAGCACATAGACTACGCCATGATTTACTTATTCCGCTAAATGAACTGTGTGAGACACATATCATTGCTGGTAATCATGATGAATACTATAAGGACACATATCGCGTAAACTCTCTTACCGAGTTTGTTGCTGGTCGCTATAAGAACATTCACACATATTCAAGCCCAACAACTATTACGATTGATGGCTTTGATTTCTTTCTACTTCCATGGATCACAAAGGAAGCAGAGAAAGAATGTTATGAAGCGGTAGAGAAGTCTACTGCCTCTGTTTGTGTATCTCACTTAGAACTTGATGGCTTTGAAATGCAGAAAGGTATGTTATCCGATCATGGATCTAATCACAAAATTTATGGAAGGTTTGATCACGTTATTACTGGCCATTATCATCATCGTAGTGTTCGGGACAATATTCACTATATTGGTGCTTTGTGTGAGCATATATGGTCTGACTATAATGATCCTCGCGGGTTTGTTGTTTTTGATACAGAGACCCGTGATATGGTTTTCCATCGTAATCCTTTCCGTATTTTCCATATGGTGGCTTACGATGATGTGAAGAATCCAAACATCATTGAGAATATCAATGCTACTGATTATTCCAGATTTAAAGATTGTTATGTTAAGATTGTATGTGTGAACAAGACGAATCCATATGCTTTTGATATGCTGTTAGATAAATTATACAAGGAACAGCCAGCAGACATTTCCATTGTTGAAGATGTGAATTCATTCATTGACAATAACGTGGATGATTTGGTAGATGAAGCACAGGACACGATTACCATTCTTGATAATTACATTACTGGGTTGACTTTGCCCGTAGAATCTGATAAGATGAAACATTACATGCGTGAAATCTACGCGGAAGCTTTGTCGTTGGAGAATATAGAATAATGCACCCTGATTATATGCACATTGGCGCAGCAGATGATTGTTTGATTGAAGAAATGGCTGAACTCACAAAGGAACTCTGCAAGGTCAAACGCTTCGGTATGAGTGATAAGAGTAGAGAGAATATCATCCTTGAGATTGGTGATGTTGAATATCGTCTTATGGAATACAAGCAACTATTGGGTATACCATGATAACATTTGAACTGATTAGATGGAAAAATCTTCTATCTACTGGTAATGCATGGACAGAGATTGAACTAAACGCTAACAAGACTAATCTAATTATGGGCGCGAACGGGCATGGTAAATCAACCATTCTCGACGCGCTTTGTTTCGTCTTGTTTGGTAAGCCATTTCGTAAGATCAATAAGCCATCGCTTACCAATAGCGTAAATGGTAAAGATTGTAGAGTAGAGATTGAGTTTGGTGCTTACGGAAAGAAGTATAAGATTTTCCGTGGCATCAAGCCAAACATCTTTGAAATCTATGTTGATGGTATGCTACTCAATCAGGACTCGGCCTCGCGCGACTATCAAGAATACCTAGAGAAGTTCATTCTCAAGATGAACATGAAGTCGTTTTGCCAGATTGTTATTCTTGGTTCAGCCTCATTCACTCCGTTCATGCAGTTGACTCCTGCTGATCGTCGCGCAATCATTGAAGACCTTCTGGACATCCAAATCTTCTCTATCATGAACATTCTGGTAAAGCAGCGTGTTCAGGAAAACAAAGAGAACTTGGAACTAAATCGTGCTTCATTGAAGTCTAACGAAGGAAAGAAAGATTATGTTGAGCGCACTCTAAAAAGTCTTAGACAGAACAATGATGACCGCTTGGATGAATTACAAACACAACTATCAGATTTCGGTAAACAGAAAAAAGATATAATTGCTGCTGTTGAACTAATTGCTAACGAGAAGAAAGACCTCCAAGATCAAATCAATGATCTGGATGATTTTCGCCAAATGTATCAGCAGAAAATTAGAAGCATTTCTAAGTTTGAGAATGAGCTTTCAACAAAGCAATATGAAATTCAGTTCCTAGATACGCAGGACAATTGCCATACTTGTAATCAACCAATTAGTGAAACATTCAAAGTTGGTAGACGGCAAGAGTTGAATGATGCGATTACAGTCTTTAGTAATGGTATTGAGTCTTCAAAAAGATTATGTGATAGCTTCTTAGAACTTATCAATGATAAAGAGAATAAGATAAGACGCATTCAATCAATCAATGCCGATATCTCCTCTAAGAAACAGACAATGATGCATATCGTATCCACAATGAACAACATTGAGGATAACATTGATAAGATCAAGAATGCCGATACTCTTGTGCAGGACAGTGAAGAAGAACTATCTAAGACAATAAAAGAAATTGATCGTCTAAGTGATAAGATTAATTTTTATGTGAGTGAAAAAGTATTGATTGATACTGCGATGGCACTATTGAAAGATGGTGGTATCAAGACCAAGATTATTAAGCAATATGTTCCGATTATCAATAAGTTGGTAAACAAATACCTTGATCGTATGGGCTTCTTTGTCAACTTCAACATTGATGAGAATTTCAATGAGGTAATCAAGTCTCGGTACCGTGATGAGTTTTCCTATGCTAACTTCTCGGAAGGTGAGAAGACCCGTATTGACTTGGCTCTAATGTTCACATGGAGAGCAATTGCCAAGATGAAGAATTCCGTCAATACCAACTTGCTTATCCTAGACGAAATCTTAGATGGAAGTCTTGATGCAAATGGTACTGATGAATTCCTAAAGATAATTCAGACCTTGACAGACGATACAAATACATTTATAATATCACACAAGACTGATACTATTGCCGATAAGTTCGATAAGACTTACCGATTTGAGAAGATTAGAAACTTTAGCAGGTTGATGACATGACAGTAAAAGAAACAGCAGAATATGATAACTTCCTTGGTAAGAAGGAAGAAGTTGCTAAGCCAGCAGCACTCTTTGATATCGAAGAGAATGAGGAAAGTGAGCGCGAAAAACTTTGGGTAGGAATGCCTGAGTTTGAACAGAAGGATAATCCTCCGTTCAAGACAATCTATGTTCACTTCCGTAACAAGGAAGATTTTGATGAGTTTGTTATTAGGTATAAGATGATGGATGTTGAACAGAATATCACACCTAAGACTAAGAGTATGTGGTATCCGCATCTTGATAAGGATGAAAACTCACTCAAGCGTTGGTTTGAAGAATGATTTATAGTAAGGCAAACTATCGTGCAAACATATTGAAATATAAAAGACTAACTGATCCAAACTACGTTATACCAGAAGGATATCATGTTCATCATAAAATACCAAGAGCAAAAGCAATGCAAATGGGATGGACATTAGAACAAATAAATCATCCTGAGAATCTAATGGTACTTTCTCCTGAAGAACATTGGTTAGAACATGAACGTGCTGGTGATAAGATGATACCTAAATTTTTAGTTCTAAATGGTTATTGTCAAAGTGGTAAAAATAATCCAGCATATGGAAAACCTAGTCATTATAGAGGTAAAAAAAGACCAGAACACTCTGCGTTTCTTTTGGCTAATCATCCTATGAGAGGTAAAGTTAGTAAGCGCCGGGGCATGGGTAACATCAATGCTAGAGGTAAAAAAAATTGTCAGTTTTGCGGTTACTACCACACTCCTTTTGGTAAGTTTTCATCAAGGGATGAATATGATGGCACAGAGATATCTACAAGTTCGATATTTAGGTGGTGTAAAGAAGCGGACAGAAAAATCAATAAGACTGCGTATGGTAAATCAAAATACTTACAATCATTTGGAATTGAAGTGATTGGTAAAACTTTCAAAGAACTTGGTTTTTGGTTTGAGGAAAAAGAATGACGAATCCTACACACCCATTCTATATCATATCAAAAGGCAGATATGATACTATGTATACATCACGTTCTCTTGCGCGAATGAAAGTTCCTCATTACATTGCAATTGAACCACAGGAACATGATCTTTATGATAAAGCGTTGAATACTTTTGGTATCCGCGATTATGTCACTTTGCTTGTTGCTCCTTTTTCTAATCACGGTGATGGTCCTGGCCGTGCAAGAAACTGGTGCTGGGATCATTCTATGTCAATAGGTGCAAAAAGTCATTGGGTGGCCGACGACAACATCCAAGACTTCTATCGCTTACATAGAAATCAGCGCATTCGTGTGGAATCTGGTGTGTGCTTCAAGGTGTGTGAAGATTTTGTAGATCGCTTTGAGAATGTGCCTGTTTCTGGTTTACAGTATCGGTTCTTCATTGCGCCAAATCAATCATACTATCCGTTCACACCGAACACTCGTATCTATTCGTGTTTGTTGATACGTAATGATTGTAAACATCGTTGGCGCGGTAGATATAATGAAGACACAGACCTTGCTCTTCAAGTTCTCAAGAGCGGCGATTGCACAATTCAGTTCAATGTATTTTTACAGGGAAAATGTGCCACTCAAACGGTAAGCGGAGGAAATACGAAAGAATTTTATCATGCGGAAGGTGAACTAGACAAGAGCAAGTGGCGTGAAGGGCAAATGAATGCAACTGGCACTGTGAACAAATCGCAGATGCTGGTCGATATGCATCCCGATGTTGCTAAACTTGTTTGGAAATATGGGCGTTGGCATCACCATGTTGATTACCTTCCGTTCCAGAAGCCAGAGCGGGAACTGAATCCAGAACAGTTACAGATCCGCCGAAATCTCGGTTTGGGTCCAGAAGATAATCGGTTGAGATTGAAACCTGGCATTGATCTTTCAACTTTACCTAAGGTCAACAATTACGGTATGGTTCTCAAAAAGATATCAAAGACTTAGCCGACCTTAATAAAATCAACGATTTAGCAGCCAGCTATGCGTCCAGCGTATGGCTGGTATGCTTTTTCCCTCATTGTAAAACCGACTTGCCATACCCATATATAGTGTATGAGACAGTCCACTATGAAGACCAAAATTGAAGCTCGCCACAAGGGTGTATATGCTTCTAAATCCGCTAAAGAGAGCCTCGAATCGTTTATTCGATTTGTTTCGGTTGATGTTTGTGCCGTAGGTTCCATGTGGGAAGACGATATGTATGGATATCGCGTAAAGGAAACATACATGACGCGAAAGCAAATGATCCAGTTTCTTGAGAAATCTTTAGAAACTATTAAGGCTGGGATTTAAAACTTGACAACCTCCGCATATTCGTTTAAGATAAGTCCATAATCAAGAGGACACAATGGAAGTTTCACATAATCATAACGCAAAGTCCCAGCTAGCCAAGTTGCTGGCTACGGAAAACATTACGGTTCAACATTCCGCGTCGGCCAAGACCGCTTGGTTCGACGTTACGAACCGTGTCCTGATGCTCCCGATCTGGCGTGAAATGTCCAATGACTTGTACGACATGCTGGTCGTCCACGAGGTTGGCCACGCTCTGGACACGCCTGGTGAAGACTTTGTAGAGAACCTTAAGGCTATCGCAGCCCGTCTTGGAGAGACTTCCAACCGCGCTCTGGGTGCTATCAAGGGCTTTGTTAATGTCATTGAAGACGCCCGTATTGACAAGCGCCAGAAGCGCCGCTTCCCTGGTGCTCGTCGGAACTACATCAAGGGTTATGCCGAACTAATCGATAAGGACTTTTTCGGTACTGCTACTAAGGACGTTAACACTATGTCCTTTATCGACCGCCTCAACATTTACTGTAAGGGCGGCGTCATGCTCGGTATTAACTTCTCTCCTGAAGAGAAGGTAATGCTCCGTAAGGTTGAAGCGGCTGAGACCTTTGAAGAGGTTCTGGCTCTTACTGAGGAAATCTATCGCTGGTCTAAGCAGCAGATGGAAAATCAGCAGGAAGAGGAAGCCGGCCCGGACATGATGGAAGCCAAGACTGGCTTCGGTGATGATTCCGAAGACGGTGAAGATGGCGATGAAATGGACTTTGGCGATGATGAAGACGCCGAGACTGACCCTTCGCAGTCCAGCCAGTCTATGTCTCAGGATGATGATGGAGACGGCGATGAGGACGAGGACGAGGATGAGCGTAACGGCTCCGCTTCTACCGAAGACGGTGAGAAGGAAGACGCTGAGTCCAACGTCGGCACTGCCTCTAATGGTAATGATGATGTTCCCGAGTCCGAGACTGAAAAGGCTTGGCAGGAAAAGCAGAATGACCTGATCATTGATTCCGAATATGATTATGTCTATGCCAAGCTACCGAAGATTGCAGATTATGATCGGACTGTCCATGACTTCAAGGTCGTGCTTGATGATCAGCGAGCCGAATTGGCTCGCCGTAGGTTTGATCCGGATTGGCTTCTTGCCGTTCGCAAGGAACTCAATCAGTTCAAGTCCAGCGAAAACTCGGCCATTTCATTCATGGTCAAGGAATTTGAAATGCGTAAGTCCGCAGACGAATATTCCCGCACCAGCACCGCCAAGACCGGTATGCTTGACACTAACAAGCTACATTCTTATCGGTATAATGATGATC